GAGTGCGATACAACAGCAAAGTTTATCAAATAGCAGACAATGTTAATGTTGATGAAGCTAACAGGTTATTAGTCTTAAATTTGAAATTGATAGAGTAACAGATGGCTGGCATACAAGATAATACTAATGAAATATTAGCTGAAGCTGATAGGTTGATTAGACGAAATCTTCATCTTGCAGCTTTGATGGTGGAGGGTACAGCTAAACAACCTGGTTATTGCCCAAGAGATACAGGCACTTCGGCACGCAGTATTACACATGAAATAACACCTGATGGAAGAACTGCTAAAGTTGGTAGTAATGTTGAATACTTTCCTTACCATGAAATGGGCACAAGCAAGATGCCTGCCCATGCTTCTTTGCGTAGAGCGTTAGTAGATAATAGGAAAAAAATCAAAGAGCTTTTTAGTACAAAATGAAAACATTATTTGAAGCTATTTATAGTCACTGGCTAAGTGAAGGAAAACTTGGGCTGACACAACTATATAATACAGAAGGTGATGATGATGCTGTATTCCCTTATGGTGTTTTTTCTTTACCCAGTGTTATTCCAGAAGATACATTTACAGAGGAAGGTGAGAGTTGTCTAATACAATTTAATTTGTTCAGTGAAGAAACACTTGCAACGGAAATTTGTGCAATATTTGAACTGTTAAAAACAGCTTTTGATAAACGTGATTTAAGTATTGAAGATTATGAAACAGTTAGTTTGACACGAGAATCTGCCAATATGATTAGGATAGAAAAAGTTTGGCAGTACAATGTTACTTACAATATAGTAATACAAAAAACTGAATAAAGGAGATATATTATGGCAGTCCCAAAAGCAGGGTATAAAGGTGCGGTTTACATTGGTTCAGTTAAGGTTGGTGGAGCAACTACCTGGGGATATTCAGGGAGTACTCGCAACATGCATGCAGGTGACCAGTTTGAAGATGAAATTATTCCTTTTGTACCTCTTCAGATTGAAGGTGGTGAAATTACTATCACCGGTAATTATTTGATGGCTTCGGATGACGGGCAAAAATTACTTGCAGCAAGATTTGCTGATGCAGCAGAAATTACTAACCTCTTGCTGTATATTAGTAAAACCGACGACCATTACAAAACACCTGACGATAGTACTTCACCAGCCAGTTATGTTACTGTTACTAACTACGATAATATAGGTGACGATAAGTCTGGTGTTGGTACGTTTACTGCAACGTTGAAAGTAAGTGGCGTACTGAAACCAATGCCAGCTGTTTAGAACTGGAAACAAGAACTATTTTTTAGGAGTATAATTATGGGAGCTACAAGTACAGGATTAACTGGAAGGTCATCCATTGTGATTGACCTTCAACACAAAAAAGCACTTGATTTGAACCCTATTCTTGATAACCTAAAGATTAACACTGGTATCAACTGGACTTGGGGAGTAGGTGAAAACCAGGCCAATCTGTTATGGCATGATAAATTGGAAAGCGTTCCTGTTTCAACAGGTACAATTACAAGTCTTATAGACGGTTCATCGATAAAGGATGCCTTCGGTGACTTTGCTGATTTTATTGCTGTCAAGATGTTGTATTGCAAAAATTTAAGTACAACAATAAATGCAGAACTGTTTGGACATGCGACAACAGGCATCTTGATTCCCAAGGTTACAACTGATGTTATAATAATCAAACCTCTTGGATTTTTCCTCTGGGTTGACCCGACAGCAGCAGGACTTGTGTTGGCTTCAAATGGTCATTTGCAAATATGCTCAGTGTCCGATACAATAGACATTGAGTTTGCTGTACTGGGCTTGAAAGCCTAACTTAATTTCAAGAAGGAGATTAATAATGCCGAATTTTGATTCAACAAATCAAGGGACGTGGTTCTACTTTGACCCTACCAATGAGAAACTTGGTGGTACTTGTTTGAGAGAGCTTACAACTGATGAATTCAATCGAATCGAAAGACTCACTGTTAAGAAGAGAAAGAAGATTAAGCGTGGTATTCCTTACGATGACATCGAAACTGACGAAAGACTTGCTTCTAAGCTTCGTTGGGACTTTTGCATTACCAATTGGAAGGAAGTCAATCTTGATAGTCAAGAGTTGGAATGCACAACTGAAAACAAAATCAAGATGATGAAGGTTACGGATTTTGTGAAGCACGTTGTAGATTCTCTTGAAATATTGGTTGAAACTAACAGGTCGCTTGAAGAGGCAAGAGCAAAAAACTTGCCAATTACGTCGAGCGACAATTCCGAAAGCCCGACTGCGACGGATGTGTAGAGATTTATGACGAGCATGACAAAGAACCACCATGCGAACAGTGTTATGTAGAGTTGGATGAAGTAAATGTTGAAGCTTATAATATTTATTTGTTGGTTCAAAATCAAGTAAGAGTAACACCTATGGGCGATATAATAGACCTCGACCATCGAGCGGTGTTAGGAGACATCAAGTTGTATGTTGATGCTGATAAAGTCAAGAAAACTTTTGAGTTGGTCAGAGAATGTTTTCGAATTGAAAGGGAATTAGCCGAATGAATTTTATGACAGCTGATGTTAAGATAAAAGTTGATGACAGTAAACTACCTGCACAGCTTGCTAAGGCTAAATCTGCTGTTACAAAAACTGTCACTGCAATTAAAAATTCATTCAGCAAGATGGCCACTTCTTTCAAAGCTGCTTTTGATAAAATGGTTCGTATAGCGAAGTGGGGAGCTTTGGCCATTGCAGGAGCTTTAACTCTTGCGACACGAGCAGCAATGAAGCAACAGGACGCTGTATTTCTGTTGACTGCTGCTCTTAAAATTGCGGGTGAATGGACACAAGTAATTGAAAATAGATTTAGAGCTTTTGCTGCGAGCATTCAACAAGTCACTATTTACGGAGATGAAGAAGTTTTGGCTTTGATGCAATTACAAAAAAGTTTAGGTGTTACTGCGGACAAACTTGAAGAAGCTGCAAAACAAGCAATCGGTCTTGCGACTGCTACTGGAAGAGATATTAGGTCGATGGCTATGTACATAGCTCTTGCCCAACAGGGTGAGTTTACAATGCTTCGTCGTTATATACCTGCATTAAGAGCAACTACCGATGAGACCGAACAATTAGAAATTATTACTAAGGTTTGTGCTGAAGGTTTCAAACTCGCAGAAGAAAGAGCAAAGACAGCGTCAGGTGGTTTAAGACAGATGTGGAATGCACTTGGTGACGTTGCTGAGAAAATAGGTGGTGCTTTGTTGCCAGCAATAACAGATTCAGCCTCAAAAATAAAACAATGGGCTAAGGACAATGAAGATAGAATTGGTCGTTGGGCTGAAATTTGGGTTGACAAAATTGGAATAGTTATCAATAAACTTTGGGATTGGGTCAATATTTTAACTACTGAACCTAAGAAAGCAATGGGTATATTGAAAGATGAATTGATAATCTTTTTCACCGCACTTGTCGATACCTTTATGATAGCTGGAATAGCTGCAGGGAAAGCATTCTGGAGAGGTATTGGTTTTGGCAAACCCAGTACCGCAGAAATTGTAGCTCGTCGAAGAGAAGAACTTGGTGGCGGCCCTTTACTCTGGGAAGAAGGTACTCGACAAAGAATCCAACGGGAGCTTATGTTAGAAAATCTTAAGAAAGAGATAGGTATAGTAGAACGACTTAAAGAGGCTTGGAAGGGTGTTGGTACTGAAATGTCCAAGGCTGTTCCAACACCAGAAGGATGGCGAGGGACTGAAGCACCACCTACTTTTGACCCTTACGCTGTTGACGAAGCGTATAGGTTATCCCAAACAATAGGTGCCGGTGGTAGAAGTATCTTTGAAGATAACATGGCTGCCGTTGATGTTGGAACCGAACATATCAAACGCAACTTAGATGAACGGAAACAATATTATGATGATTATTATAATGCTCAGCTGTGGGCAGAAGAAAGACAACTTGCAGCAGAAATAGCTGCTGCTGAAGAAGTAGAAAGAAGAACAAAAGAGATACAAGCTGCTGGTGTTTTAAGGAAAATGAGGATAGCTGAAGAGTATGCGATGACTATGGCACGTTCATGGACAACTGCTATTGACCAGATGATGTTTGAAGGTAAAAAGTTTGGAGAGACAATGATAGATATGTTTAGAAGTCTTGCTCGTGAAATAGCTAATATAATGTTATATAAAAAGTTTGCTGAGCCAATAGCGTACGCTTTGATGGGTGTACCTCTACCTGGTTCTGTTGAAGCTCCAAGTGCTCAGCACGGCGGTACTATCGAAAGAACCGGTTGGGCAAAAGTCCATAAAGGAGAAACATATTCGGGTGTAGGTAGTAACTATGGTAGGTCTATAATAAATATTAACAACACTGTTTCTGATAGAGTAGGTGTTGAAGTCGAAGAATATATGTACGATGACCAACGAATTCTCGATGTAACCATGCGAGCGGCAGCGAATGATGGTACATTTCGCCAAAGTATGAAGAGTATCTAATAATGGCTGATATGACAGTATTTCCAGAAGCGTTAGAATTGGTACTGACACAACATACACCAGTCTTGCCAGGGGCTGACCATATAGAACATATGTCAATTCAAGAACTCGAATTGATACAATTTGCACCGTCGATAATAATTTCTTTTCCAGGATTATCACGTGGCCCAAGTCGTACCTTCAGTGATGAACCATCGGACAAAGCAGTAACAGTTGGTTCATCTGCATCTGGTTATCCAGTACTCAATAAGTTGTTCACTTTTGATGGACGAACATTTACACCTGAATATCGAAGTGTAAGTGAAGTGGATAAACTTACAGTGATGGCATTTTATGAAACCAATAAAGACACATCGTTTCCTTGGTACAATAGACAAGACTTAACGTGGTACGAGGTCTGCTTCACTACCAAACCTCAGTGTCGCTTGGACGGGCGAAAGGATTTATGGAGAATACAATTGAACCTTTTACAAACAACACCTAATTAAGTTAAGGAGATTAATTATGACTATGGAAGCAAAACCTATAACACGTTATGGTAAGCGGTACTGGGAGGCCGAAGGGGAGATATATATGCAAGTTGGAGAGAAGCTGATTAAAGTTGACCATTTCGATACAGATGGTAAACCGATTACCAGTTCTTCAACATGGTCAGAAGAAACACCAAATGCTAATGGTGGGCAGGATTGTACTGTCCACATGGAATGTTTACAAATAGTAGCCAAACCACAGGAATTGGGTTAAAGAAAGGATAAATTATGGCTAATGGAATGTATTCACGCTTCAAGGCGAATCTAATGAACAAAGTTGTCGATTTGGAAGCTGACACGATTATAGTTATTCTGTTAAACAACAGTCACGCGTTCAATGCGGCCCACGCTGTCAAAGGCGATATAACAGGCAACGAACTTGCAACTGCCGGTGGTTATACCCAGCAGGACAAGGAGTTGGCAGGCAAGGCAGTTACAGAGGGCGTAACAACTAAATGGGACGGTACTGATACTGAGTGGGCGGCAGCAACGTTCTCTGCATGGCATGCTGCACTATATGATGAGACTGCTGCTGATAATCTAATTGGCACATGGGACTTCGGTGGCGAGAAAGTCGTCTCAGCCGGTACATTCAAACTTCAGTGGCATGTAAATGGTATCATCACATTAGCTACGGCATAATACTTGGGGGCAGGCATTATGGCCGATGCTGCTACAAAACTCTTGCTACATTGTGATGGTGCAGATGAATCTACGACTATTCCTGATAGTTCACCGAGTGCTCACGGAAATGCTACCATTGTTGGTACAGCACAACTTGATACGTCGTGGTCTAAATTTGGGCCATCATCGCTATCCGTAGACGGTAATAGTGATTTGATTTCATACGCAGACCATGCTGATTGGCATTTCAATTCCTCTAACTTCACTGTTGATTTCGTTGTTAAACATGCAGCGGTAAGTAAGCGACAATGTTATTTTAATCAATGGGAATCCAACAACCGAGAAGTAGCTTTTGAACTCAATGCGGCTAATAAACTCAATTTCACACAATATTACGCCCCTTCTTATCAAGTAAGAATTGAAACAACTAATGCGGCTATTACAGATACCGATGAACATCATGTAGCTTTAGTAAGAAGTGGAAATAATTGTTATATATTTGTAGATGGTGTATCACAAGCACTAACAGAATATACTTCATTCTCTGGGGCATTGAGTAATATAGCCAGTATCTTACGAATCGGTGCAAATAATTACAATGGTTCCTTAAACTACTATGTTGATGGCCATCTTGACGAGTATCGTATTTCACACGCTGCAAGATGGACGAGTAATTTCACTCCTCCAAATGCACCATATGATAGTATAACGATGGAGCTTGCGACATTAGAATTAGCTTTAACACAACACGCTCCGGAAGTACAAGCTGGCTGTACAGTTGCACTTGCTACGCAGGCACTTGCTTTGACACAGCATACTCCAAGTTTAGTATATGACTTTACAGTATTCCCAGCGACACTAGCGTTGGTTTTAACACAACATGCTGTTTTAGCATATC